TCGAATTCGCAGTTTTTCGCGATCCTCACCAACGTGGGGATGGTCAAGCAAGCGAACGCCGACGCGCTCGGCGTGCCTTGGAAGATCACCGACATGGGTGTCGGAGATGCCAATGGCACCGACCCCATTCCCGATGCCGCACAGACCAAACTGATCAACGAATGGCGGCGCCGACCGTTGAATCAACTCAAGATTGACCCGGTCAACCAGGCGGTGATCATCGCCGAGCAGATTATTCCGGCCGATGAGGGCGGAAAGTGGATTCGCGAAATCGGTCTGTACGACATCGACGGCGATCTGGTGGCGGTGGCCAACTGCGCGCCGAGTTTCAAGCCGATTCTGTCGCAAGGCTCTGGCCGCACGCAGATTGTGCGGATGAACTTCATTGTCACCAACACCGGCAATATCACGCTCAAGATCGATCCGTCGATTGTGCTGGCGTCACGGGCCTACGTCGATGCGGCGATTCTGGAAGTGCTGCCGGCCAACAAAACGGCCGGTGAGTTCACCCGGGTTAAGGTCAACAATCGCGGCGTAGTGGTGTCGGGGGATAACCCCAGCACGCTGGCCGGGATGGGGATCACCGACACTTACACCAAGCCGCAAATCGAGTCGATGATTGCCCAGGCGTCGGCGTTGCCGGTCGGCACGATGGTGGCGTTCCCAGTCGACAAGATCGCGCCGGGGTTTCTGGAAGTTGACGGCAGCGTTAAGAGTACTGCGGCGTATCCGGATCTGGCCGCGTTCCTCGGCACGGCCTTCAACAAAGGCGATGAGGGCGCGGGCAACTTCCGTCTGCCGGAATCGCGCGCCGAGTTCCTGCGTGGCTGGGATCATGGGCGTGGCGTAGATGCAGGACGCGCTATTGGCTCCTACCAGGGTGATGCAATTCGAAACATCACAGGTACCTTGGCCAATGTGTACAGGCGGGTTGATTCGGGAGCGCCGACAGGTGCGTTCGTCGACAGTGTCGTTGGTCCAGGCCAGCCGGCGACTACTACGGAAATCGCGGGGATAAGCATCAATGTCAAATTTGATGCGTCAGACTCGGTGCCGACTGCTGCCGAGAACCGTCCGCGCAGCTTAGCCGTGATGTGGTGCATCAAGGCCTGGAACGCGCCGATCAATCAGGGAAACATTGATATTGCCGCGCTGGTGACGTTGGCCGCTCAGGCGACGGAAATCAATCAGGGCACAGCCAAAATCGCCACCCAAACGCTGACGAATGCCGGTGTGGATGACACCACGATCGTCACCCCGAAAAAGATGCGCTGGGGCTTCGGGATTAGCCTCGCCGCCAATGGTTACATCACTTTTCCGACCTGGCTGGGCAGCCTGATTCTTCAGTGGGGTCAAATTCAGGTCGGCGATATTTCCAGTAACGCCGCAGTGCCCTACTCGCTGCCGTTGGCATTTCCCAATGCTCACTATCAGACATTGCTGTCCTGTGGTGAAACGGGCCAAGGGAATTGGAATGCGTTCCTCATCAGCAAAACTTTGCTGGGCTTCTCATGGGCGGCGACCGAGTGGTCAGCGGTTGTCCAGAACGCCAAAGTCACTTATCTCTCTATCGGTACCTAGGGGCTCGTCATGGACACTCGTTATTACAGTAAAACCACGGGCTGCACCTACCTAACCAGCTTGCATGGCGACAATATGCCGGCGGATGTGGTCCCGATCGATGAAGGGCGTTTTCTGTCGGTGATTGGCAACCCGGCCGAAGGAAAGATTCGCGGCCACGATGCGCAGGGACTGCCGATTCTGATCGATCCCTTACCACTAACGGCCGAGGCGCTTTCGGTGCGAGAGCGGTCATGGCGTGATGCAGAGATCGAGGGTGTTAAGTGGCTGCGTGAGCGGCACCGCGACCAGCTCGACATTGGCGAGCAAACGACGCTGACGCCCGAGCAATTCAGCGAGGTGCTGATGTACATTCAGGCCTTGCGCGATTGGCCGGCATCACCGTTATTCCCTGACGAACCTGGACGGCCATCGGCCCCAGACTGGATCGCCAATTACCCGCAGTAACTTGATGCTCTCGCTGTAAACAATCGCCCTACAAGTCCATGCGCTCGCCCATCCGGCGCGCGCGCGGCAGCCTGTGCACTGTCATCTCATTTACTGCGCAGGCAAAACCATGGCCGATTATCTCCACGGCGTGCGGGTGCTCGAACTCAACGACGGCACCCGCCCCATTCGCACCATCCCCACCGCCGTCATCGGCATGGTCTGCACGGCCGACGATGCCGACGCTACCGTTTTCCCGCTCGACACGCCGGTACTGCTCACCAACGTGCAGACCGGCGTCGGCAAGGCCGGTACCACAGGCACCCTCGCCGCCAGCTTGCAAGCTATTGCTGACCAGACCAAGCCCTACACCATCGTCGTGCGCGTCAAAGCAGGCGCCACCGAGGCGGAAACAGCCAGCGCGTTGATCGGCACCACCACCGCCGACGGCAAATACACCGGCATGAAGGCTTTGCTCGCCGCCAAGGCAAAAGTCGGCATGGTGCCGCGCATCCTCGGCGTGCCTGGTCTCGACAGCCAACCAGTAGCCACAGCGCTGGCGAGTATTGCCCAGCAGTTGCGCGCCTTCTCCTACGTCAGTGCCTGGGACTGCAAAACCAAGGAAGAGGCCGTCGCTTATCGCGAGAACTTCGGCGCCCGTGAAGTCATGGTGATCTGGCCAGACTTCCAGAACTGGGACACCGTCACCAACGCCACCGTCAAGGCCTCGGCCGTCGCTCGTGCGCTCGGCCTGCGCGCCAAGATCGATCAGGAAGTGGGATGGCACAAAACGCTGTCCAACGTCGCGGTCAACGGTGTCACCGGCATCAGCGCCGACGTGTTCTGGGATCTGCAAAACCCGGCCACCGATGCCAACTACCTCAACGGCAACGAAGTCACCACCCTGATCAACGAAGGCGGCTTCCGCTTCTGGGGCAGTCGGACGTGCAGCGACGATCCGCTGTTTGCTTTCGAGAACTACACCCGCACCGCGCAGATCCTCGCCGACACCATGGCCGAGGCGCAGATGTGGGCCGTGGACAAGCCCATGCACCCGTCCCTGGTGCGCGACATGATCGAGAGCATCAAGGCCAAGTTCCGCGAGATGGTCGGCAGCGGTTACCTGATCGGCGGCGACTGCTGGTATCCGGAAGACATCAACGACAAGGACACGCTCAAGGCCGGCAAGCTCTACCTCGATTACGACTACACGCCCGTGCCGCCGCTGGAAGACCTGACTCTTCGCCAGCGCATCACCGACCGCTACCTGATCCAGTTCGCCAGCAAAGTGAACGCCTGAATCGGCGCTCCCCTGCGGGGGAGTCCGTACCCCGGAGACCAACGCCATGGCCATGCCTCGCAAACTCAAAAACATGAACCTGTTCAACGACGGCAACACCTACCAGGGCGTTGCCAAAAGCGTCACCCCACCGCCGCTCGGTCGCAAGATGGAAAGCTATCGCGGCGGCGGCATGAACGGCCCGGTCAAGGCTGACCTCGGCTTCTCCGATGACGGTATCCAGTTCGAATGGAAAACCGGCGGGCTGGACCTGATTGCGCTGCGGCAGTTCGGCAGCGTCAACGCGTCCGGTGTGCAACTGCGTTTCGCCGGCTCGTTCCAGCAAGACGACACTGGTGAAATGAGCGCCGTGGAAATCATTGTGCGCGGTCGTCACGAAACCATCGAGATGGGCGACGCGGCGCCTGGTGAAGACACCGAACACAGCATCACCACCACCTGCAGCTACTACAAGCTGATCGTCGACAACGAAGACATCATCGAAATCGACTTGCTCAACTTCATCGAGAAGGTCAATGGCGTGGACATGCTGGAGAAACAGCGTTCCGCCATCGGCCTTTAATCCGCTCACCGTCAACCCACCGCCCGGAGCATCCTATGAGTACCGAAAAAACCACGATCGAAGCCCTGCCAGCTGCCGATGACAACACCGTCAACCTCGACACTCCCATTGTGCGCGGCAAGTCGTATTTCACCAGCGTCACCTTGCGCAAACCGTCATCCGGCGAACTGCGCGGCGTGCACCTGGTGGACCTGCTGAACCTCGACGTCGCCGCCCTGCTCAAGGTGCTGCCGCGCATCACCTCGCCGAGCATCACCGCCACCGAAGCCGCGGGCATGGACCCGGCCGACCTGCTCGCCTGCGGCAACAAGGTTGCGCATTTTTTGTTGCAGAGGTCGGTGAAGACGGACGCCTCCCTCGTTGCGTAGAGGACGCCATGGCCGATCTGGCCGTGGTCTTTCACTGGGCGCCGGCTGATATGGATCAGCTCGGCCTGCAAGAACTGATGGACTGGCGCGAGCGCGCCAGGGTGCGGAGTTCCACCGATGGCGAATGACTTAAAACTTCAGGTACTGCTCAACGCAATTGACCGGGCGAGCGGCCCCCTGAAGGCCATCGACAAGGGCAGCATCGGCGCTGCCCGCGCACTCAAGGAAGCGCGCGACCGCCTCAAGGAACTCAACGCCCAGCAGAAAGACGTCAGCGCCTGGCGCACCCAGCGCGCCGCCGCTGAACAGACCGAAACCGCCCTCACCTCGGCCCGCGACAAAGTGCGCGCGCTCAGCCAACAGTTTGCCGCCACGGGCGTTCCGACCAAGGCCTTGGCCAAGGACTTCCGCACCGCCGTGCGTGAGGCCCAGCGGCTCAAGGCACAACACCAGCAGCAGTCGGAACAGTTGCAGGCCCTGCGTTCGAAGCTGTACAGCGCAGGGATCAGCACGAAAGACCTCGGTACCCACGAACGCCAGCTGCGCGAGCAGATTGGAGCCACCAACACCACGATCAGCGAACAAGGCAAACAGTTGATCGCGCTGAATGCCCAGCAAAAACGCATGGCCGCCGAACGCATCAAACTGGCGAAGACGCAAAGCCTTGCCAGTGACATGGCGGTCAATGGTGCCGCCGGATTGGGCGTGGGCTACGCCGCAAGTCGCCCGCTCGCGAAGATCGTAGGCGCATTTGCGCCGAACGAAGACTCCGCCACGCAGCTGAAAGTGTCGATGATGGACAACACCGGCAAAGTGGCGGAGGACTACCAGAAGATCACCGATCTGGCGACGCAACTCGGCGACCGGCTACCCGGCACCACGGCCGACTTTCAGAACATGATGACCATGCTGCGGCGCCAGGGCATCAGCGCACAAAGCATCCTCGGCGGCACGGGTGAAGCCGCCGCTTATCTGGGCGTGCAGCTCAAGATACCCGCCGAAGCGGCTGCTGAATTCGCGGCCAAAATGCAGGACGCCACGCAGACATCCGAGAAGGACATGATGTCGCTGATGGACACCATTCAGCGCGGCGTTTATGCGGGGGTAGACCCTGACAACATGCTCCAAGGGTTCAGCAAAATCGCCCCGGTGATGGATACCATCAAGAAGAACGGTCTGGACGCGGCAAAGGAACTGGCCCCGCTGCTGATCATGATGGATCAGATGAGCATGGAAGGCGGCGCCGCTGGTAACGCATTTCGCAAAATCTTTCAGGCTGGACTCAATAAGGACAAAGTCAGCAAAGCCAACGACGTTGCAAAGGCAACCGGCAAGGACGTGTCGTTCAAATTCACCGATGACAAAGGCAATTTCGCCGGTCTGAAAAACCTCTACGCCCAAGTCGAAAAGCTCAAGGCCTTCAACGACGAAGACCGCAGAGCAATCACCAAAGAGTTATTCGGTGATGACGCTGAAACGATGATCGCCCTGGACATGATGCGCAACAAGGGATTGGCGGGTTATCAGGAAGTGCAGGAGAAGCTGCAACAACAAGCCGACCTGCGCCAACGCGTCAATGAACAACTTCGCACCCTGACCAACGTCATGGATGCGGCAGAAGGTAGCTTCACAAATGCCCTCGCAGAATTCGGCGCCGCTATCGCGCCGGAGCTGAAAGAACTGATCGACAGCCTGGGCGCCATGGCTAACAAGGTCGGTGCCTGGGCGCGGGAGAACCCGAAACTGGCGGGAGGCCTGGTCAAAGTCGTAGCGCTGGTCGCCGGACTGTCGTTCGTATTCGGTGGCCTGGCAATCGGAATGGCCGGCATTCTTGGCCCTTTCGCCGTGATGCGTTATGGCATGGCGATGTTCAGCAAGGAAGGCGCTGGTACCCAACGTTCGATGCAGAAGCTTTTCCCAACCATCACGGGTCTGGCCCGCAATGCACTCCCCATGCTGGGCCAAGGCCTTCGCACGCTGGCCAGCACCCTCAGCGGCGCACTGGTAACCGCCCTGCGAACCGTCAGCATTGCCCTGTGGGGCCTCGCCACCAACCCGGTGGCGCTGGCCATCGCTGCCGTCATTGCCGCGCTCGCCGGTGCGGCGTACCTGATCTACAGCAACTGGGACGCGGTGAAACTCTACTTCAGCAACGCCTGGACTGAGATCAAAGCCGGTTTCAGCGGCGGTATCGGCGGCATCCTCACCACGCTCGCCAACTTCAGCCCCATCGGCCTGATCTACCAGGCCTTCGCTGGCGTACTGAGCTACCTCGGCGTGGATCTGCCGAGCCGCTTTACCGAGTTCGGCAACATGCTGGTCAACGGCCTGGTCAATGGACTGCTCGCGGGGTTGGGGCAAATCAAGAACGCCGTCAGCTCGATTGCTGATTCGGCTATCAACATGTTCAAGGAAAAGCTCGGCATCCACAGCCCGTCCCGCGTGTTCACCGCGCTCGGTGGTTTCACCATGGCCGGGCTGACCCAAGGTCTGCTAGGTGGCAAGGATGGCCCGCTGGGCGCCATCACTGACATGGGCAAACAACTCATGTCTGCCGGGCAACGCGCGCTCGGCGCCGTGGCTGGCCCGCTCGGCGCCATCGGACTGCCGCAATTGCCGACCGGCGCCGCCGCATCCTCTTCAGTGTCGATCGACAATCGCGCGCCCATCAGCCCGGCGCCGGCCGCAGCCTACGACAGCCACGACACCTACGAAATCAACATTCACACCACGCCCGGCATGGATGAGCGCGCCATCGCTCGCGCCGTGCGCGCCGAGCTGGCCCGCGTCTCCAGCGAAAAGAGCGCCCGCCAGCGCAGCAAACTGTCCGACCTGGAGTAACCCGCCATGATGCTTGCCCTAGGCATGTTCGTTTTCAGCCTCTCCACCGCCGCCTACCAGGAGCTGCAACGCCAGACCGAATGGCGCCACGCCAGCAGTAACCGCGTCGGCGCCGCGCCGGCTCGCCAGTTCGTCGGCCGTGGTGATGACTCCATCACCCTGCCTGGCATCATCCTGCCAGAACTCGCCGGCAGCGCCCTCAGCCTCGACGCCTTGCGCTTGATGGCCAACACCGGTAAGGCATGGCCCATGGTCGAAGGCAGCGGCCGAATCTACGGTCTGTGGATCATCGAAAGCCTGACTGAAACCAAGACGCTTTTCTTCCGCGACGGCACACCGCGCCGCATCGAATTCACCCTCAGCCTCAAGCGCATCGATGACGACCGCATCGACCTGATCGGCGCCGGTACCAGCGCCGGCGTCAACATCATGAGGGCGCTGCTGTGATCGATGCCGCCCTCTCCCGCGTCACCGGTTTTCTGGACAAAACCATCGAGCGCTACAAGCGCGAGGCTGCTTATCCGGTGCCAGCGTTCCGCATCACCGTGGACGGCAACGACATAGCCCAACTGATCAGCCCGCGCCTGATGAGCCTCGACCTGACCGACAATCGCGGCATCGAGGCGGATCAACTGAGCATCACGCTCAGCGACCACGACGGGCTGCTCGCCATCCCGCCCAAGGGCGCGGTGGTTCGGTTGTGGCTCGGCTGGAGTGATACCGGACTGGTCGACAAGGGCACTTACACCGTTGATGAAACCGAGCATTCCGGGGCGCCCGACGTGCTGAGCATCCGCGCCCGCTCGGCCGACCTGCGCAAAGGCTTGAAGACCAAGCGCGAACGCAGTTGGAGCAATACCACGCTCGGCGACGTGCTGGGCGATATCGCCTTGGGCAACGGCCTGACCGCCACCATTGCCGGCGCGCTCGACGGTTTGCCCATCCTGCAACTGGACCAGGCCAACGAGTCCGACGCCAACCTGATCAGCCGCGTCGGCGAAGAGTTTGATGCCGTGGTCACCGTCAAAGCCGGATGCCTGCTGTGCCTACCCGCCGGCGGTGGGAAGACCGCCAGCGGCGCAGAGCTGCCCCACGTCACGCTTACCCGCGCCGACGGCGACCAGCACCGGTACCTGCAAGTCGACCGTGATAGCTATGACGGCGTGCGGGCCTACTTCTACGATGTGAACAGCGCAAAAAAACAGGAAGCCATCGCCGGTGGCGGCGAAAGCCTCAAGGATCTGCGGCACACTTACAGCGACCGCCAATCCGCTCTGCGCGCCGCCAGGGCCGAGTTCAAGCGGCTGCAACGTGGCAGCGCGACACTCAGTTACACCCTGGTCATGGGCCGACCGGACCTGATTCCGGAGCTGACCTATACGCTCGAAGGGGGAAAGCCGGAGATTGACGAAATCATATGGTATGGGGGGAACGTGCAGCACACGCTCAGTGCGGACAATGGCTACACCGTCAGCCTGGAGCTGGAGAGCAAGCTGCCGGAGGATACCGTTGAAGACCTGGCGGAAGAAAACAAAGGCGATTACACGGGGATCATCGCCTACTACCGCGATCAGGGGTCTGGGAAAGAAATGTCGGTGACCGCTGGGGATCAGAGCAGGACGAAACGCTTGCGGTGGTTATATGCGACCGAAAAAACAGCACGAAGGGCCGTAGATCGTGAATGGAATAAGATGAAAATATAGCCAGAAGCCACTATCCTGTATGCATCCGATAAAAAATGGAGCGATCATGTCAGACCAATCACCGGAAGAACTGGAGTCAAAACTCACCGAACTAGAGAACAAACTTCCCGATTTAAGTCCGGTAAACAACTCATTATGGAGGACCACGAGTCAGTGCCAGGTACTTCTAAATGAGTCAGTAGCGACTGTCAAACCGGTAAAAATCACCAGTACTGCAAAACGTTTTACGCCCGACCGCCCATTTTATTTAGACTCAATTGATTTTTATAGTGACAACCCTAACAAATTACCTACCTACCTCACCGTAATTATAAAGCCGCTTGGCAAACCCTCCTACCACCTCCAGCTTACAACAACGGGCAACAGCGCAAAGTACGCATACGGATTTGTACGCGGCTTTTGCGAATGGTTCGAAATATATAGCGACTCTTTACTACACAAGCCAACCTTATCAAAAATTAGTATATTTGGAGTCGATATCGATCAGATATTTGATCACTCCGAAGATATTGCAGCAACGATCAGGTTAAAAAGAGACATTTCGAAACTCAAGGAAGAATCAAAAAAAGAACACCTAGACCTACAAGAAAAAATTAACGCCTTGTCTGAAGAAAAAGAGAGCCTAGAATCATCTAAAGCGGAAGCCAAAAATGATTACGATCTAAAACTAAGTGAACTCCACTCAACTGCTTCCATCCTAGCCAGTGAAAACACAAAGCTCAAAAACCTGCAAGAAGTTATAACTCAGAACGAATTGAGAATAATTCAAACAAAAAACAACCTAGAACAACTTGAAGAAACCGTCAGTAGCCAAAACAAGAAAATATCGACACTAAAATCCGAGCTAACAAGGCTTACATCAGACAAAAACCTCATATCCGATGAGTATGGACCATATGTAAAAGAAGGTCGGTCACAAGCAGCAATTTACGTACTAATTGTTATATTCCCCTTGCTGGCAATTATATTTTCGGTTTATGAACTATACGCAGGAGCTAGCAAACTATTAACAACCGACTATAAAACCGCCACCGACATCATTGGCTCTTTTATTCTTCGAGTACCCTTTGCAGCCGTATTCGGTCTAGCCATATTTTATAGTTGGCGATTAACGTCAGCCATAATTCAAAAAATATTCACAATCCACAGCGACCGACTTTCGCTAGCGAAATTATTAGTACTTGCTCGAGAATCAGTTCATTCGGCCGCAAGAAACCTTGAGATAAGTAACGAAGCTCTATTTCAAGA